TTAATTTAGTAAAACAAAACGGGATAACAAGACTTGCTTAATTAAACTATAAGGTTAATTAATAACAATTATGGCATTGCAATTTAAAAATAAATCAAGTGAACCACAATCTATATATAATGCGGGAATAATGGGAATACCTATGCCCCCGCAAGGATTACCTGTAGGTATACCACAAATTAGTAAGGTCAATAAAATAACATTTCATGAACCGCCGCCATTACAAATACCCGGGGCAGATCTTCCACGCGCATTAAATTATTATGCAGATCATGGCGGTTGTGGTACATGGAGAATGGTTTGGCCAGAACTACTATTAAATGCATATAACAAAGCTATTATAAACGGGTTGACAACAATGGTGGGGGATGAAAGATTTTATAGTGCATATAAAGCAATAAGATTGCAACGTCAAACAACCCCATATCAATTAGACTTTATAAAATTTTTAAAACAAATACAATATCGCCACGGATTTAAACTTATATATGAAATAGATGATATTATTTTTAAAGATGATATACCTGATTACAATAGATGTAAAGATGCTTTTACAAATGAAGAAATACTTCGTAGCGGCATAGAAATTATGAGCATGTGCGATGAAATTTCTGTAACATGCAAATATATGAAAGAGTATTATAGAGAAAAAACAGGAAATCAAAAAATTACTGTAGTGCCTAATTATCCACCTAAATTTTGGTTCCAAGGACTTTATAACAAAAAAAGACTTTTAGAAGGCTTTGAAAAAAACAAAAAGAGACCACGCATTATTTATACTGGTTCAGGTACACACATTGATGTTATAAATAGAACAAATCAAGTAGATGATTTCACACATGTAGTAGATTATATCATAGCTACTAGAAAAGATTTTAAATGGGTGTTCATGGGGGCATTTCCACTTAAATGTAAACCCTTTATTGATAATGGAGAAATGGAATTTCATAATTGGGCTCAAATGTTTGATTATCCACAAGGTATATATGATCTTAATGGGATCATTTCATATGCTCCATTAATTGACAATAGGTTTAATAGGGCAAAAAGTAATATTAAGTATCTAGAAGCGGGAAATTTAGGAATACCGTGTGTATGCCAAGATTTTGAAACATACGAGGTGGCGCCACAAGAACTAAAATTCACAACAGGTGAAGAATTTATAGATCGCATTAAATGGCTTACTAAAGATATAAGCACATATGAAAAAATGTCAGATAAAGTTTATAAATATGCTCAAACAATGTACTTAAATGATCATTTAGATGAATATGTCGAATTATATTTTACTCCATATGGAAGTAAAGATCGTAAGGCACTTTTAATCAACAATCCAGAACAATCTGCTTGAAAAATAAATTATTAATGATATTATCTAAATAAGGCAGATTATGGAATACATTGGTTATAGACATATACAATACAATTCTCGCAAAAAAAACTATAAACTCTGGACTTGGGAAAAAGATACAGGGAAACGTATAGCTATAGAAACCCCCTTTAGACCCTATTTATACATAGAAACATTAGATCCTAAATCAGCGAATGCAAAAAGTATATATAATACACCATTACGTAAAATTTATTTTGACAACGGGTTTGAAAGAAACAAATATGTAAGAGAATGTGGGATACAAAGATTATTTTATAATTTACCAATAGAACAACAAATTCTAATAGAAGAATTCGGTGGAAAAAATAATACCCAAGAATTCAGTAAATATCCATTAAAAATATTCACTATAGATATTGAAACATATAGTCCAGAAGCTTTCCCCGAACCCTCTATTGCCGTTGATCCTATTAATTTAATAACGGTTCATGATAGTTTAACAAACACGTATCATACATGGGGACTTGATAAAGAATATATTTCTGATAAAGAAAATGTTTTTTATTATCAATGTAAATCTGAATCGGATCTTTTATATAAGTTTATAAATTTTTGGAAAGGGGATTATCCAGATTTAGTTACTGGGTGGAACATTATTGGATTTGATATACCATATTTAATTAATCGAATTACAAAATTATTAAATGAAGACGATGCTAAATTATTATCTCCACTTAATGACATTTATAAAAGAGACGATGTAATAAATCAATTCGGAAAATCGACTACACGGTGGCACATTAGAGGTATTAGTATAATTGACTATATGGATGCTTATATAACGTTTAGTCGCGAAAAACGTGAAAACTATAAATTGGATTATATTGGCGAAATTGAATTAGGAACAGGCAAGATATCGTTTAATGCAACTAGTTTAAGTGAACTAGCAGACACAAATTGGACGCAATTTGTTGAATATAATATTCAAGATACGCGCATTGTTGTCCAATTAGAAGAAAAACTGCAGTTCTTAATGTTAGTTAGAATGTTAGCATATCTTGGATTGACTAATTTTGAATCAGCATTGGGAACAGTAAGTATTGTAACGGGCGCATTGGCATTACAAGCGTTAACTAAAAATATGATTATTCCGACCTTTGCGGATAGACATATACGTCCATATGATGGCGGATTTGTAAAAGAACCCCAAAAAGGATTACATGAGAGTGTTGTAAGTTTTGACGCTAACAGTCTATATCCAAATACGATTATTACTTTAAATATTAGTCCCGAAACAAAAATTGGAAAAATTGTTAGAAAGTCTGAAGATAATATTGAAATAATGTTATCAAACGGTAAAGTACACCCACTTACAATACCACAATTTAAACAATTTATACAACAACAAGAAGTCGCCATTTCTAAGGCGGGTGTTTTATTCAGTCAAAAGAATAAGGGGTTTTGTCCTGAATTGGTAGATATTATTTACGAAGATAGAGTTAAAGATAGAAAAAGATTAAAGGAGTTGAAACTAAAACGATCTAAATTAGAAAAGGAACTTAAAAGTTTAATAGAGAACGATGATCAAAAATCTATCTAAATGGTGTGAAGATAATTTAAAATCGCCATCAGGCCGCCAAATAATAAGTTGTAATTGGACTAGAAACAATTATGAGTATTTAAAAAATAGATGGCCAGATGTGTGAAAAAAACTTCGCGGTAAAAAAATAAAAATTAAAGGAAAAATATATTATTTTAATGATAACAAAAATTACGATCCTATAATAATTAACGGTGTTAAATATAATCGCGGTGGGTCCTCATCAGAAACACAATTCATCAAATTCATACGAAAGATTGTTAAAAATAAATCTGATATATCTTATAAATCTAAAGGTACCTCTATTGTTGATAAATCAATTATATCTAATATAATAAACAAAATAAAGAAACATGAACAGAAAACTAGAAATACAAAATGAAATAGATGCAATCTCTGCTGAAATCGGACATTTAGAGATAATGCAATTCACTAAGAAAATTCTCTTAAATCGTTTATATGGGTCCTTTGCAAACAAATATAGTCCGTTTTGTGATGTTGACATTGCGTCTAGTATTACATTAACCGGACAAGCGGTTGTTAAACAAGCGGCGGAAATAGGGAATAAATACGCATCATTGATTGGTGTTAATAATGATATTAATATATACTCCGACACCGATTCGGTTGATGGATCCACATTGATTAGAACTAATATAGGGATTTTACCCATAAAAATATTATTTGATAAATTTTCAAAAAAATCCAAGATAAAAACCGAAAGTTATGGTCATGAAATGATAGACGTATTAAATTTAGAATGCCTTACACTCAAAGACAATAAAATAAAAATGGGGAAAATTAAAAGACTAATCAGACATAAAACAAATAAAAAAATGTATAAAATACGGGTGAACGGAAAAGAAATTATAACAACTGAAGATCATGGTATAATGGTACAACGTGACGGGAACTTAATAAGAATTTCCCCCAAAGAAATTAAAAAAGGAGATTTAATGGTAAATGTTATATAAAGACACCGGGTCGGATTATTTAAATGATCCCCAAAACGTAACAGACAAATGTAAAAAATTTTTAGGTTATAAAATATGAAATATGAATTATCTCCAATTGAATCGATCGAAGTCGTTAATGACCGTTTTGATTATGTATATGATATAGAAATGGATGACACCACAGATCATGTTTTTTTTGGTAACGATATATTAGTACATAATAGTTGCTTTTTTTCATTCAAAGACATATTAGAAAAAAAGAACATCAGTTTAACAGAACCTGACCGGCCAACAAAGATAACCAAAGAAGCATATAATGAAATTACCACATTTGGGGAACATTTAAATTCTGAAATAACCGAATGGGCTAAAAACACACTAAACACTAAAGACAGCCGTTTTGTATTTAAACGGGAAGCGATTTGTGATGCGGCAATATTCTTTGAAACTAAAAAGAGATATATTTTAAATATTTTGGATGAAGAAGGAATATCTTGCAATAAGATTAAATATACTGGTGTTGAAGTCGCATCAACAAGTACACCCACTAAGGTTAAACTATTAATTAAAAATATAATTAAAACAATACTAAGAACAAAGGATTACAAATCTACACAAAATGCATATAGAGATGCATTTGACAAATTTCAGAAATTAAAAATTGAAGAAATTGCATTTCCTCGAGGAATTAAGAACCTAGAAAAATATGCCGCATTGGCAACAGGGTTTATAGTAGGAAAGGGGACACCGATACATTGTAAAGCTGCCATATATTATAACAAGTTGATAAAAGATTTATTAATCGATAATAAATTTGAAGCAATAACATCGGGTGATAAAATAAAATTCTTTTATGTAGATAAAAATAAATATGGTATAGATGTAATAGGGTTTATACAAAATTACCCAACAGAATTTGATTTAAAGGCAAATTATGAATTAATGTTTGAGAAAACAGTATTTGCATCAATAAAAAGGTTATATGATGCTTTAAATTGGCGTGTAGTTAATTTAAAAGAAGAACCGGTAAATGATTTGCTTTTATTATTAAGTTGACAATTAATGAAAGTGATATAAAATAATAAGAAGGAGAATAATTATGTCAAAAGAACAAGAAAATAATGGTGGAAAACAAATTGTTACATTCCTAGATTTAGTAGGAAGAACAATTATTGGAGAATTAGTCACCGATTCAGATCAACAAAAAGAAGGGTTTTTAGTTGTTAAAAATCCTGCTATTATGAACGTTGTACCTAATCCTCAAACAAATCAAATGGCATTACAATTGTTCCCTGTATTCTTTAAGGAATTTCAGGCTGATCGTAATGAAGATTCTATTTGGTATTACAATAAAAACAACATTGTGGAAAGCAATAATGTTATATTAGACTTTAAGTTACAAGCTCAATACACAAATATGTTTAGTAGAATAATTGTACCAGATAAGACAATTGCAACACCTAACAAAAACAATAATGTTGTAAAACTTTTTGATGAATAATTATGGCAAAAAAATCTAACCCCGATATTGACTTTTCATCCTTTTTTAAGGATTTAGATAAAATGAACCCTGAAGCAACAATGCTATCAGAGAACGCTTTATCTGTCGTGAATGACTGGATTGATACTGGAAGTTTAGCATTAAATGCTATTTGTTCTGGTTCTTTATTTAATGGCATTCCAATGGGCAGAATAACAGGGTTTTCCGGTCCGAGCGGTTGCGGCAAAACATTGATCATGATGAAAATTATGGCTAACGCCCAAAAGAAAGGAATGATACCTGTCATATGGGATTCAGAAGCAGCAGCAGATAGGGTTGTTGCTGAAAATCTTGGTTGCGATGTTAATTCGATAAAATACTGTCCAGTAGAAACCGTTGAAGACTGCAGAAATCAAATGGTTACATTTTTAGATAAAGTAATTGCGGATCCCACATTACATGGAAAATTCATTATCGGGTTAGATAGCCTAGGTAATTTAGCAAGTTCAAAAGAAATTGAAGATGCACGAGCGGGCAAAACGGCATCAGATATGGGTTTAAGAGCGAAGGTTATTAAAAGTATGATGCGCACATTAACATATAAATGTGCCCGCGCCAATGTGCCTATGGTGTTTTCGAATCATACGTATGCAGACCCTTCCTCTATGTTTCCATCATTGGTTAAAAACCAATCAGGTGGCTCTGGACCATTATATCTTGCTAGTCTATTAGTGCAAATGAGCGTTAGACAAGAAAAAGGCGAAAAAGACGATGAAGACCTTTTACCAAATGCAAATAAGGTATCTGGAGTAACATTATCTGCAATGACCGTTAAAAACAGGTTTATTCCCCCATTCCTTAAAACGGAATTATATTTAAGTTTCCTTAAAGGATTATCTAAATATACAGGCCTTAAGGATTTGGCGGTTGGTTTTGGTGTTATTGAACAATCCGGATCTACATATTCTTTTAAAGGTGAAAAAATAGGTTATGCATCTAAATGGGAAAATGATGTAGATTTTTGGGAACAAAAATGTATTCCGGAACTAGAAAAGACAATAAAATCAAAATTGAAATATAGTGACGAGAAAACAATTCAACCCCCAGATGATGAATGAGCAAGACCAAACAATACCAATCTCCAATCGATTGGAAATTGTTCGAATCGGTTGTAATATATAATGCTATTGTATCGGAAACATATTTAGCCAGTATTGTTGACGTTATAAACCCTGAATTTTTTAATAATACCGATATTAAATTGATAGTTGGGGTAATTTGTAATTTTTATAAACAATATAATAAAGCGCCTAATAACACAGAAATAAAACTTCGTTTAGTCGAACCTGAACACAAAGAGGCATTTAAAAGAGTATTATTAAGCTTTTCTGATTTAGATAAACAATATAACATTGATGAATTATTAAAAAATACAGAACGTTTTTTTCGCGAACGTGCGGTACAACAAGCATTATTAAATACAGCAGAAAGCTTTTCAAAAAATACAGTTGACATCGGACAAGCATATGAAATGTTTTCATCTGCTTGTAATTTAAGTATTGTCGATAATTTAGGGTGTGATTATTTTGGTAATCCTGATAGTCATATTAATGATCTTTTAGTTACTAATAATTATATTTCTACCGGGTTTCAATGGCTTGATAAACGAATCGGTGGTGGCTTACTTGAAACTGGTAGAGCATTATATGTAGTCAGCGGTGCAACAAATAGTGGTAAAAGTATAGTATTGGGAAATATCGCAACTAATATTATTGGACAAGGAAAAAATGTCATTATTGTTACAATGGAAATGTCTGAATCCGTTTATGCAAAAAGAATCAGTAGTCAATTATCAAAAATACCTTTATCAACTATTGCTTTGCGTACAGATGAATTAAAGAATTTTATTAATGATTACAAATCGAGAATTTCGTCTAAATTGTTCATTAAAGAATATGCACCTAAAGAAGTAACTGTAAATCATATTAGAGCATATATACAACAATTAATCAACAAAAAACATATTAAACCAGATGTAATTATTATTGATTATATCAATTTAATACAACCAACAGTTATAACTGGACATAGTTATACAGATATTAAATTAGTAACTGAACAACTTAGAGCATTGAGTTATATTTTTGAATGTCCGGTAGTTAGTGCAACACAATTGAACCGTGAAGGATATGATCAGGCAGACCCCGGATTAGATACAACTAGTGAATCTATGGGCCTTGCTCATACGGCAGATGTAATGTTTGCTGTATGGAGTAACGAAACAGATAAAGATTTAGGTATAATACATTTAGGAATGCAAAAGAATCGATTCGGACCAAATTTCGGTACAAAGGCTTTACGGATTGATTATGATACATTATATATGTTCCAAACGAATGACGATGAAGTAAGCAATAAAGACGTTGCCGAAGCAGATAAAGCAATAGAAAATATAATAAACGATATAAATATGTTCAATAACGGATTAACGACAACTATAGCACCAATAGGAGTATAAAAATGGAAAGATATTATTTATTTACAGATCGTGATTTAGATGGAGTTATATCATACTTAGTTTTTTCTTGGTTTCATCCCGACGCCGAAATATCTACAACAGCAACGACAGTAACAAGATTTCGCGATGAATATCTTAAATTTATATCTGAATACTACCCTGAACATTTTAACAAAGTAGTAATTTTAGATTTAGATGTAAGTGAACATAAAGATTTAATAGATACAAAAAACCATCTTATCATTGATCATCATAAAACTCATATTGACAATGGAAACTATAAAGAAGCAAAGGCACTATTAAAAGAATACGGGTCGACTTGTAAATTGTTGTATAAAATATTTTCAACATTAAAGCCCGAAATAAACATTACAAAGGATCAAAAACATTTAGTTTTACTAGGCCATGATTACGATAGTTATGCTCTTGAGTTACAACAATCAAAATTACTTAACATTTTGTATTGGAATACACAAAACAGATTTAATGTTTTTATGAGAGACTTTTATAAGGGATTTAAAGGGTTTAATATACAACAAAAAAATATTATAAAACAATATTTGGTAAAATTATCAGAATTATTATCATCACTAGATATTTATAAACTTGAAAAAAAGGTACAAGGAAAACCGCGTAAAATATTAAGTACCTTTGCATCAGAGGCAATTAATGAGGTTGCCGATCATTTATTGAATAAAGGTGCCGATATAGCAATTGTGGTAAATATAAATACAAAGAGAGTAAGTTTCAGGAGAAATAAAGACATTAAAGATATTAGTCTTATAGAATTCGGAAAAGAAGTATGCGGCACCGGTGGCGGACATGAATACGCAGCTGGCGGTTCAATTACTAATCAATTCATGGAATTTACAAAACAATTAACACCATATGAATGAAAGTAACGAATATGTATTACCAATCGATGTATCGATGGTATGTCATCAAACAGGATTTGAGCAATTAGGGGATAAGGATTTAGATGAATGTTTTTTATATTTTGGATCCTTTTTATCAATGATACAAAATAAAAAAGTAAGTCAAACCAATTACTTATTATTTTTAATAGAAAAACCAGAATTAAGAGAAATTTTAATGCAAATGACCGGGATAGAAACATTTCAACAATTAATTAAAGAAACGGCAATACGATATCCTCTTTTATATAAATCGAAAATTGTAAATCGTGGAATTAAAAAATGGAAAAAATTAGCAAAGAGATAGAAGATATTTATAATCAACATTTAGCTATATCTAGAAAATCTCGAAACAAACCATTTCAAATAAGAAAAGATTTTAGTAAATTTGAATTTTCAAATGATTTCCATAAATGGAAAATATTAGAGCATTTTTTCAAAAAATTTCCTAATGTGGATAAAGTTCTTTATTTTAAAGCACCATATGAATTATGGAAAGATAAAGAATATTTTCCAGTAGATTTTTATATCAAACCCGGGGCAATTAAAGCATATACAACTTACAAAACACAATTACAACAACAAAACCCCGATTTAGATGAATCTCTTGAATACATAAAAAAGTCATTATTGTTTATCGGAAGATATTGTGAAGAAAATAAAATAAGTATTAATGATTATATATCAAATAAGATAGGATCAACATATACATGGATGAAACATATTCGTAATGGAAGTATTTCTCCGTACGTCATTTTTGGGTTCAATTATATTGATGACATCATGTCTAATACACCAATGGACGAAAGATCATTATTATTAGGTGAATTTGCAAACAAATTTTATCATTTTAAAGAAAAATATAATAAATCTAAATTAGCAAAACAATTAGTAACAATAGGATTAAATAGGATAAAAAATAAATTAAATTCAGTTGACAAAAAATAATTCTATATTAATATTATATTGAAATAAACATAAACCAACTATAAGGAGTACATAATGAAATACAATACAAGAAGCATGTTTGATAGCATTAAAAAGTCGCTACAAGAAACAGATAAAAATCAAAATTCAAAATTTAGTGATTTTTTGAGACTTACCAGTGGAAATACATATACCGTTCGACTATTACCTAATGTTAATAGCCCGGAAAATACATTTTTCCATTATTATCACTATGGGTGGAATAGCACTAGCACTGGACAATATGTTGAAGTTTTGTCCCCTAAAACTTGGGGTGATCCAGATCCGATTGAAGTAGAACGTATTAAATTATATCGTAATAAATCTGATACTCATGCTATTGAGCTTGCCAAGTTAATTTCTACTAAAGAAAAATGGTTGGTTAACGTATATGTAATCGATGACCCTGTCAATCCTGATAATAATGGAACGGTAAAGGTTTTAAGATACGGTGCCCAATTAGGGAAAATTATTACTGCGGCAATCGATGGTGATGATGCAGATGATTTAGGACCGGCAATTTTTGATCTTTCTGAAAATGGCTGCAACTTGAGAATCAAGGTAGAAAGTACCAAGGAAGGTAAGGATACTAGAGCATTTGTAAATTATACTTCTAGTAGATTTTCTAGACCGGCTGCAATTCCTAATATGACGGCGGAAAAAACTAAAGAAGTGCTAAATAGTGTTCATGATTTAACTTCATATTTTGGGCGTAAATCACCTAGTGAATTAAAAGAGATTTTGGCAGTACATTTATATGGTCGTGATGAAACAAATGTTTCGGAAGATAAACCAAAAATAAAGATTGATTCTAAAGTAGATGTTGAATCTGAATCCGATGATTCACAGACTGAATCTAAAGATGAACCGACTAAAAAAGAGTCTACTGGACTAGATATTGAAAGTGATGATAAAATTAAAGCACTTCTTGCGGGTTTAGATTAACTTATA